GTTGAGGTGACATGTCTCAAAATCAAAACACAAATACTTTTGATCTTTCTTAAATCTTAAAAGATTATCATTCATTGTTATTTTCTAGGGAACCGTAAAACAAACAGAGTTCTTCTCCTTTGTTTATATCACATCTAGCTATAAAATTGCAAGTAAATAATTTTTTTTCTACTTTGAAGTCCACGTTGTAGTCTTTGGCGCGATAATAAACCATTCCGTAGCCTAAAGCTACAACAGGGCGAGTAGCGTGCACAGGCAAAATGCCACCGTGTTCATCGCAAAACTCTTTCCAGTCAGAGCGTAGCTCAGGCCAAGGAAAAAAATATTTTACCAAACCGGCGTCGCACTCTTCCCATTTGTTTGTATCAGGTAATAAAAGGGGTGCCTCTTCTAGGAGTTCCCCTTTTTCAATATCTTCGATACAAAAGACGCCTCGTCGATTATCTGCCAACTGAACTTGTATTTTTGGGGATATATAAAGGTTATTTTTCATTTAAAAGTGGAGCCACCTCTTGGTAATCATCTCCCAGACCTAAACAGTATAATCATCGCCGCTAGAATCTTCGGGAAGTATATCATATGTTGCCCTTGTCGTGTTATTCATTTTTTTATTATTTAAGATAACTAAGGTATAGCTTTTCATTCTGGTTTAAAGCATCTATGAAAGGCATAGCGTATCGTATAGCCGCGAAGAAAAGCCACTATTGCTATAACAAGCCCTATTTCGGCATTTTCATGAAGCTTGACTTCGTAGCCCATTAACGAAAGCAAAACGTGAACCAACAAAAGATTAATCAAATAACCTACAATCACATTAGTCGCGCTTTCTGCTGCGTGGATTCTATTCATTTGCAATCTGTAACTATATTGTAATCGACATAATCTTTATTTTTTGTTATAAGCTTATTCATTTCCATTTGCAATAAGAGGGATCTTGAGATCGTTTGCGGCGCATATAATCTCTTTTTTGGGTGCGCCGTTTCTCTGCGTCTTTTTTATCGTACTTTTTTTGGGCTCGAGCACGGGACTTCTTCCCTTTAGGGCTTTTGCTATATCGTTGTTGGGGAGTGTCGCTCATATTACCATACCCACACTATATAATCTTCTTCGCATGGGGTAGGTAGAATGTCGTATTGTTTTTTTTTCATTATGAATTTAATTTTGAGATAGGAATATTATAGCAGTCTGCTTTAAAAGTAAAGTTATTATCTGGATCTATATCCCCTTTTTTATGGAAGGTTGCAGTTTTATAGAAGTCAACCTTACTGATTTTTCCTAGATACCAAGCTTCTTTCATAGTGCTGAGGACGCTTACGAAAGCGTATTCATCGCAATCTTGCTCTGTATTAAAATCAGCAACCGAGCATTCGTAATAGGATTTAGGGGCAACGGTTCTTTCTTTTGTTTTAACATCAACCTTCGTGTTTTTGTAAACAATATCATAGTCGTAAGTATCTTCGATCTTTCCTTCCAGAACGTTTTTCACAACCTCTTCTCCTATATAGGCCACCAAGCTACCTGCGCCTTTTCTTATAGAGTTTTTAAGAAGTGGAAGCTTGGCTGCTCTAGCCTTGATTCTTTTGAGGGCGCTTTCGGCTATTATAAATTTTTTCATTGCTCTAGAAGACTCTCAACACAAAACTCTTGGCTTCCGCAATGGTCTAAATTGGGGCATGTTAGGTTGGACTTGCGCCCGTTATAGCTACGATTACAAATAATTCTAAAAGTTTGGTAGGCTGCAAAATCTTTTCTATTTTTATAATAAATAGTCTTAGCTTCCTCTGTTTTGTGCCCATGTGCTTTTGTGTACTGTTCGATAGCGGCACGAAGCAAATGGTCAAATGGGAGCTTATTATCCTCTAGGAAAAACAATGGCTTTGAGAAGCTAAAGTCAGGAATGAACTCGCTAAACGAAAAATTATTATAATGTAAAAACGAATCGTAAAAAGGAATAGCCATCAATAGGTTGTTTGTCCAGTGCTCCTTTAAGTCTTTAAAGGTTAACCGTTCATCGTAGTCACAAAAAGCTGATGAATGTATTTTGTAAAGTTTTTTACATCCGTGGTCATTCTTTGCAAAAATAATTACCTTATGGTTCTTTTTTTTGTCGTCGCTGTGGGAATTACAAACATTTAAACGCAAACCAAACACCAATTGTATGTTATGTTCTTCGCATCTCTTCTTGGATTCAAGGAAACCATGAAAATTGTCTTCTACTAAAACAAGCTTATCCATTTTATTCTCAAGCGCAATTTGGATAACGCTATCTGCTGCGCCCTCTTTAGTCGCAGCGGGGTCATTAACAGTAAGAATTGATTTACCGATACTGTAATGAGTTTTAAACAAAGGTACCATACCTTCTTAGTATAACCTATCACACTGGCATGTCAAGGTAATTCCAGCGAGGACAGCCTGCATAGTGAAGTTTTTTGATTGAAAATTTTTCTTTTTTATCTTTTAATAAAAGCGAGTAATGTTCGGGGAATTTTGTTTGGATAAGATTATCATTTTCATCGAACAAACCATAATAATCAAAAGGGAATTTATACACACAATGCCACATAGGGGTACCATCCTTCTTAGATTGGCCTCTATATCTTGCTCTTCCGCAAGCAATAGGGCCACCAAAGCTACCGTCTTTAGGGTGAGGTTTATCCGCGGCATAAGATCCGATAGCACAGTTATAATTAAATTTTGTTAAATATGTTTGCGCTTGAGTTAATTCTATTTCAAACTCATCGAGTTTTTTATCAGAAATCTTCCGCATCTTCATAATGCCTTCAGGCTTGTCTTCTTTTTCTAAATCAAATTTCAAAAAAACAAATTCGCTATTGCGGTTTTTTATATCTGGAAAAAGATATTTAACTGCAACGCTGTAAATATAATCCTGCAGGTTTTTTTTCTTATCCTCTCCTTTGAAAACTTGTTTGCTTGTTTTAAAGTCTCTTATGAGGGCAGAGCTTTTCTTGTCATATATAAACAGCTTATCTATGAACCCTTTGACATAATAGTCTTTTTCTCCTTCGTCTATGTGCATATCGAAATCATACTCTGAAAATGACTGGGCGGGTTTACCGTTTTTCTTGCCAAAAAAATCATAACGTAACCCTGCTGTAATCATCTCCTTAATGAGTTCCATGTTCTCTTTATCATCAACACCAAGCGCCTGAGATGTTGACAGTATTAACTTTTTAATAGAAGGGACAACGAAAGGGTCGTTGCTTTCTAAAATAGCATCATAGTAATGACGTCTTGAGGGCTTACCAAGACATTCAAAAATCAAGTGACAGACAGTACCTCGAGAAGCCCCGTCATTAGACTGATCAGGCAAACGCTGGTGATATTTGCACCAATAAAGCCACGAACACATTTTAACTGTCTTGAGGCGACTGGCTGATAGGTAAACAGGTTTTGTTTTAGACATTAGGTTGTTCTATAAGATCTTTAAGGAAATTTATTTTTTTCTTTCTTTCTGTTTTGTTTTTGATTATATTCATTCCTTCTGTGCTTTTCAGTATGGAGTAGATTTTAGATATTTGTTTTTCTTTATCTAGGGGTTTTTCATACCACTTCTCTTTAAAATTTACACCTTCTTGTTGCATATCCCCAAAGTCATTGCTTGTGGGGAGGTTGATTCGAAGCTTTGTGATGTCAAAATAATTTAAGAGTTTAATGAAAATTTTAACAGCCGCATGGAGTCCGACATTAGACTTGTCGTTATTGGTTGCGATAATAATTTGATCCAGTTCGTGGGAAAGAAGAAATGATATTTGTTTAGAGCTCAGGTCTAGTCCGCCAACAACCAAGTGGTTTAAAAAATTATTTTCAGTTAATGCGAGACTGTCTCCAATGCTTTCTACAATAATGATTTCACGCCGTTCTTGAGTGCGCTCCAGAAAGGGGAACGAGCCTGTGTCGTTGGAGATGCAAATAGGATAAAGCCAGTTAGACTTACGGCCCACATGCTTCCACTTAGGAAATTCTGATTCACTCTTCCAGCGTAAATGGCGTCCCGTAAAGCCAATAATTTGAGAAGGGTCGTTTTCGTCAAAAATGGGGAAAACAAATCTACCGTTCAACTTGCCCGCGGTAGCTAGGCCTCCTTTATAGAGCTTTAATGTCAAATTTGAGACTTTTTTATCGTTATAGAATTTAAAATGAGGTAATAATTTGGATAAATATTCCAATGAGTAGATTTCGTCCATCTGTATTTTAACTTTTTGATCCTCCTTTTCAAAGGTGCTAGGCGATTTGGCGTCGCCAGAAGGCTGGATATAGCGAGATAGTATTTTTTTGTCCTTAGTTCCTAGGGTTTTTTCCACTAAAGCTTGAAAGGGCAAAAAGGAAGTATCGTCAACATAGTCGCGCCACACCCCGGAATCTTTATATATTTGTACCGCAGTAAAGTTATTTCCGTTGCGCCACAAGGCGTTAGTTTGCCAATAGGGTCCGCGATCTCGCAATTTGAACCCTAACTCATTAAGCACCTCTTTAATATCTTCGGTTTCCATTAACGTAAAAGCTCCGGAATAAAATCATCAGCAACGTTTTCGTCAGCGTCAAGCTCACCGTTGACGTCTAGAGCTCTAACCAAATCAACCATATCGCCACGCTCTTCCACGTTGAAGCCGTCCATTTGCAAATTAATAGCATTCTTGCGCAAGGAACCATCGGGCATTCTAACTGGGTTAATGGCTCGCATGTATTCAGCGCCTAGGTGGCGAGACTTTACGTTAATTAGTTTATGAGTGCCAAAGTTTGGCTCATTGGCTGTCTCGTCTAATGTTTTTTGTCTTAAAATAAACATATGAGAACAAAATTGTGTGATGCGATCTGATAGAGAGACGATACTTTCGTTATCAATAACGTCTTGTGCTTGGCGATTATTAACAATACCTTGGCGATTGCTTTGTACAGAAGTAATCATTGGAATAAGAGGAACACCATCACTTAAAATTTCTTTTTGAATAGTCTTTTTAAATTTATCTACCATCTCTCCAACAATTTGCCATTCTGACTTTGCGCCATTATTTTCAAACGTAGTTTTGATGTAATCAAAAGAAAAAATCATGGGGTTTCCTCGACCAATCTTAGAATAATAAAAACGACGCAAAGTAGCCGTCATGTTATCAACGCTCATCCCCCCCACATTATAATAATAGAACTTAATCTTTTTTACTTCCTTCCAAACAGCCCGAACCTTATTAACAATTTCTTCCCCCGCTTGTCTCCATTGGCCTGTTTCTAATAGGTTCGCTGATACTCCGCTTAACGCTGAACATTGACGCACAATCAACTCTTCTTTAGACATTTCCCCATTATCAAAATGCAACACAGGGACATCATATTCAGAAGATACTTTGGTACAGAAATCCATACAGAAACGGGTCTTGCCGACGCCTGAGCGGGCCACTATGACCGTTATATTACCCGGACGTAACAGTGAGCCATAAATATCATTAACGCGCTTATACGGGCTCATAAGGCCAAACTCAGTAACAGGGTTATTGCCTCTAACTTCTATCCATTCCTCCATCTCATCCGAGATATTGACCGGGCTGTTAGGCCCGGCGTCAAAGAAGTTTATTTTTTCATTAAAAGTGTTGTCTGCGCTCTCTATGATGTCATTATAAGATATAGAGGGTGACATTTTGCGCATAGACTCCGCCACTTTTTTTGCCCCTTCAAAAATCTCACGCCTAACTGTATATTTTTTTAACTCTTGGGCTATTTTTTCTACATTATCCGAGGAAACTTTGCGAAGCGCAAGGGAGTGTATATAATCTGAAATCTTAATGTCACTAGGAAAACTAATGTTAAGCGCATCTACTCGCTGCGACAAAAGCACCTCGTCCATTTTTTCTGCGTTCTCAAGGGCCTGCCGAAGAACGTAGAAAATTGTTTTATTTATAGAATTTTCATCAGCACAAAAATCGTTCTCATCAATAAAGCTTGCGATATTTCCGTACTTGGCTGGGTGCTTTATCAGCGCAGAAAGCAAATGTTGTTCAAGCTCTAAAGAAAATATCATACAGGGATAACTGTACTGTGAGAAAGGGAAAAAGTCAAGGTTTAATTAAAATAGTCGCGAGAGTTGACCGCCTTGTCACAGATAAACAAATCATACAAAGGTTTTCCTAGTTTTAGCTCATGAAACTTGGCTTTCCATTCTTTCATTTGTTTTTGGGTTATTTTGCTGTGGTCTTTCCGTGACCCGGATCCGCGAGCGGTCCAATAAACAATAGTGTGGCCTGCGTCATAAAGGTCGTTAATTTTTTCAATGTTTTTTTTGATAGGGGTTGATTGGGTATAATCCCGATCATCCGGTGTCACACAGATAGTCTCGTCTATATCAACGTATATAATCATTTCTACGATGAGTTATCTTCTGAAAGAGCTTTTTCTCCTAGTTCCATATCGTCTAAAAATTTTTCTAATGCTTTGCGTAGTCCCATTTCCACAATCTGAGACCCAATTTTACATTGGATCAGAGGTCGCCCATCTTGGGTGACATACGCTAAAATAAAACCCCCGTCGTCACCGTCTCCTGTAAATTCAAAAAGCTTATCTAAAAAACTGTTTGGAATAGTAAATTCTTCTATGGGGCGGTCTGACATTTCTTCGTTCATTTATTATATAGTATTTACACAAGTTGTTAGCATATAGACTTATGCAACTCGTCGAAGTCTACGTTATCTTCGTGCACTTCTAAGAGTTGGATGTTGTTAAGCTCACAAAAAGATAATTTTTCGTCATCTCTTTTTAATTGATTTAAATAATTTATTTTATTATCCTTATGGAAGAACTTGTTGTACTTCGTGTGCTGTTTTCCTTGCACTTCTATAGCTATGTCTTTTGTGGCGTTATAGAAATCCAAAGTTAGACGGGAACCAACGACTGGAAACTCTTCAAAAACAACATCGCCATCCCAGAAAACTTTTAAAAAATTTTTAACCTTAGCTTGTAGTTTGCTGCGACTTCCCTCTTCCCAATTAATCAAATAATTAGTGG